AGGAACGCTCGGAGGTCTCAGTCTCGTAGATCTCCTTGTGCTCCTCACCATATTGCTTGTACTCAAGGCCAAACAGGGCATTCAAACCCGGCAGGAGTTCCTTAAGTAATTGTGCGCGTGAAATAGCCATTTCTTAAGACTCCTATTAGGTGCCCGACGCGTTGTTATACGCGTGGTAACCAGCGTTGAACTTGACGATGAACTCGACAATGTTGCCGCTGCTATTCGCAGTGTCCACCACCACATCAACCACACGGAACGGCAACGAAGTCGCTACGTTGTTGATGTAAACACCCATCTTGCTGTCACCCGTGACCGAAGAGCCCGTGTTGAGCACGAGTTCCGCGTTCGTACCAAACGAGTTGGCGCGGGAAACATAAGCCGGGAGAAGTCCGCCCGAGGTGCTATTCGCAACGTTGCTCGCCACGTTCACAACCTTGAAGAGAGCGTTCGGGTCGTCAGCAACATACGCAACGATGTCGTCAGCAACGACACTGCCCGGATAGTACTGCGAGAAGAGCTTCTGCTTCGTGGTCGGGTTCGTGTACGAACAGCCGAGGAACACACCGATGACGCCCGCAATCGGGGAGGCATCGTTTTGAAGGGTCGTGATGATGACATTTCCCGACGAGTTCAACTGAACGACATCACCGTTGTAAATAGCGGTGCCGTAGTTGCTCCCAATCGGAATCTGTCGCGTAGCACCCGCAAACGGAAGTCCGCCGATCAAATTGACCGGCTTCAAACCGTAAGGTGCATCAACAGTGGGATAAGCCATTTGATACTCCTAAAGTGAATTTATTTACCTTTACCGAATGAGACCGTCGTCTTTCTGTCGTTAAACAGCGGCATACGCTCATCATTCAGTCTCATGAAATTGTTGTCTACAGACTGCATCTGAGACTGCGCTTGCTTGGCGTAATAATCATCACGCTGCTTCATCAGTTCAGCCGGAGCCTTACAGAGCAACAACCCGCCAATCTCAATATTGTCTTTAAAACGACTATTGGGATCAGCTTGTAGCATCAGTCTGGGTTGTTCAGAAGCCTTAACCGGCTCCCATCCTTCCCGAAACTTTGCGGATGTATTCGACGGGTCAGCTTGACCCATGATCGAAGTCCGAATCCAACGGAACACCCAGCCATTCTGCGCTTCCGGTTCAGGGAGCGTTTGGGGTGGGGTCCACGCCATCTTTCGTTGCGCCGATTCCCGATTTTCGAGTTCGCGTGCAAGTCTATTTTCAGCCATTGTCATTCTCCAGTTGGACCATTGCTTTTGCGTACTGTTCGTTGCTCAACCCCAATTTCTTAGCGATAGCAACTTGAGTCGGTGTCAGGCGGACCTGACGCGGCGCGGTTCCCCGCGTTACCGGAGCCACTACATTGGCTGGTTTATTTGTGCGAGCAGGTTTCTCACCCTGCTTCGTTTGAATCGGCTTTTCCTCTTCTACCTCAAAGTAGTCGGGGAATCGCTTCTTCATAGTCGCGTTAACTCGGTCGTAATAATCGTCACTACGTGGATCGACTCCAGACCGGACCAGTTTTTCATGCAGTCCAAGGGCGAGGGCGGTCATCTCCTCGTCGGTGCCAAACCACGGATTTTTATCCTTCCACGCTTCGGCTTTTGGGTCCGTAACGGGTTGGGGTGCCGGGGGCACTTGGTACTGTTGACTTTGTTGTACACCCGAATCCTCTTCTTGTAAAGAGGGCCGGAAGTTTTCGTATTGCTTAATTCGGAACTTGGCTTCAGTCATGGCCTCCTGAGCATCAGCGATCTTCTCAGCATCACCAGACTCATAAGCCTGTTTCAGGCGCTCTTTAGCAACGATCAACTCGTTACTAGCAGCCTTAGTAACTTCCTGAATATATGCTTTTTCACCATTACCAAGGCGGTTCTTAAGCTGCTTAATCTCCTGTTCGCGGGCCTGTGCAAACCGCAGGGCTTCCTCACGCTCACGGAGGGCACGCTCTTTCTCACGACGCTCGTCGTGCCAGACCTTTTTCATCTGGGAGAGGCGCTTCTTGACCTTCTCAGAGTAGTCTTCAAGATCGTCGTTATCTAACTCCTGAACGACATCTTTGGGTAAGGGTTTACGGTTACGATCTTCAATCGGGGTATCGTCTACCACCTCGACCTTAAAATCGTCTTGTGCTTCTGGCTTACTAGCCTCAGCAGTCTCCTGCTCAGTTTCGTCAGGAAACTTAAATTCCATCTGTTCCATATTGATTTACCTCAAGCTCTGCGGATTCCACGGGGATCTTCGACCACCGCTTCCACCGTATCGTCGTTAATGATGCGGAACTCACGTCCGTGAATAACTACTCGGGTACCGGCATAGGGGCGGGTCAACACGAAGTCGCCTTCCTTACACCACGGGCCGGTGGGGAACCGGTCCTTATCCTTGTAGCAAAGACCACCCATCTTCACGACAAAAAGCACTACAGTAGTTAGTTCTTCCGTACGCTTCGTGTCGTCAGACTTGATGATCCCACCCTCAAACTCCTCTTCTACATGCGGTACTGCACACAGAATTCGAAAGCCTTGGGGTTCTGGCAGGAGTTTGGCTTTAGCAGCCTCTTCCTGTGTCTTTTCAATGTCGATACTACTCATCCTGATCTATCCTCTTTGCAAGGTCTTTGATGTATCCCACTGCGAGGTCGAGACCCTGTAACGCCCCGCATAGGCGTTTGTATTCCGCCTCATCCAATTTTCCTTGGATCAGGTTTTCTACAATTAAATTGCGCTCGTCCTTGAGTTTTGCCTCAAGGTATTCCAAAGCGTTTGAATAACCCATTACTCACCTGCTGGTGTTTCCACCTGTTTGCGCCGCAACTCGGCGTCGTCCTTTGCCTTGCCTATCTCTAGACCAAGGCGCACTCCTTCCATCTGTTGCTTGGCTGACAACGCAGCCTTGTCCTTCTGAATGTCCACGCCGAGACGCGCTGCCTCAAGCTGCTGACGCCCAGAGATCTCTGCTTTGCGAAGCTCCAACTCGTCGGCCTTGGCGGCAGCGTCCATGATGTCTTTTTGCTGCTTGCGTTGGATATCGGCCTGCTGAATCTGTGCTTCGATCTGCATCTGCTGCGCTTTGGTCTGCGCCTGAAGCTGCTTGATCTGCAAGTCCATCATCTGCATCTGCACGAGTGGGTCTTGTGCTTGCTGCTGGGCCTGCTGCATCTGAACTTCTGCGGTGTCCTTCTGAAGGACTCGTGCGGCAGCGGCTGCTGCCAGTTGTGACAACTGCGCCTCGAACTCCGGCGGCAGGTCGTATTCTTCTCGGTCGTCTTGCGGAAGCGGGGGCAGTGCAGCACCCAATTGCTTCTCGATTTCACGGCGGTACTGGAACGCCATATGCTCCATGATGTGAGCCTGAAGTGCAGCCGTGATCTGCTGCGCCATCGGATTCTGCCCAATCTGCTGAGCGATCTTCGGGTCTTGTCCCAACGCCGTATGAGCAGCGATATGCGCTTCGTGGTCTTGATACATAAACGCCTTCACGGGCTTACCCGTCATGACATCCATGTTCTCAGTGATCGGATCTCGTGGCTTAGCATCAGCAGGTAGCGGCACAATGCGATCCGCATTCTTCACGCCCAAAGTCTCAATCATCTGACGATGCAGGTAGGGCAGGTCGTAGAGTTGCGGAGCCGTTTGAGAAAGCTGAAGTACAGCCTGATACTGCACCACTTTCTGCGACATCGTTGACGCGTTCGGATCACTGACCGGGATGACATCAACATCATCGTAGTCGGCCTTCTTGGCCTTGCGATCACCAACTTCCGGCTCGTACGAATACTCATCCGGGGTGTTGTCACGAATGATGCCAGCCAGCAGTTTGAACTCCTGCTTCATCGCGTAGTACACGCGAGCCTGCACCGCCGTCATGACCTTCAATACTCTTTCAAGTACGGCCAGCGTCGTACCGACCGGAGCCTGCGAGGACATATCGGAAATCTTAAGATCCGACACCGCAGCAAAACGGCGTCCTTCCTCGACAATCCGATCCATCAACTGAGCCAAAGTCTGGCTCGGCTCCTTGTAGGGGAGGGGGAGGATGTTGTCGCGGATCGCACCACTTGGGATATCTACGTCTCGGAATTCTCCCGGCGCAATCGGTGTGTCATCACCCTTGATACGAAGCCCGCGTGACTTGAGACCACCCGGTAGATTGCTGAGAGTTCCCGCATCGACAAGTTGGCGAAGGAGCGAAGTGGCGGCCTTGCTGTGCCCACCGATAAGGTGAATAAGGCCGAAATAATAGAAGCCAAAGCCGGGGATATATCCGTAGTGGACGAAGTGCTGTCGCTTCTCTTTAAGTTCATCGTCTTCTTTCCAATTACGACGAATCGCTAGAATCGTCCCCGTCCCCTTCTCAATCGTCACCACGTAAGGCAGCGCTATACCGGTCTCGTTGTTGTCCTTATCAACATCCGGATAACCCGGCAGATCAATGTTGACGTGCATCTCAAGAAGCTGGAACCGGTCGTCCATCGAAGCACTAAAGCCTTGATCTTCAGCCTTCTGCTTCTCCACCTCGTCCATAACCCGCATCGGCTCACCAAGATCGACATCTCGGTAAAACCCAGCGTACTGCAACTTCCTCAACTCATTCTTGGTCTTACGCATCCGGTGCGTAACACGCTCAGCCGTCTCAAGGTTCGGCGCACCGTACGGCACCACGATATCTTCAGCCGGGATATACACCGCCGTCTGACGACCCAGTGACGGATCAAAGTACACCTTCTTGAAGGCGTTACCTGCGAGAGCCAGACTCAACAACAACCGCTCATGCTCCGGGCGGTACTCTTTCATCACCTCGGTTAACTGATAATTCATGTCATCCGCAACGCGAACGGCAGAATCTTTCTTCTCCGGGGTTTCCTTGCCTATGATCTTTGCTTTGACCGGACCCATCGCCGGGAAGGTCTCGATGATCGTCTCGGACTGGAACTTAACCGCACTCTCCATCAAGAGCGGGTGAAACACACCACACGCACCGGGCCACGGCTCTGTTCGATCCTCGTAGCGAATGCCGAGAATTTTGAGTCCTTTAACGTACGTATCCAACCAGTCTTTGCGACTTGAAAGATCTTGCTCGTAGTTACCGATCAACTCACCAGCCAGACTCTGCAACTCATTCTCGCCCATGAAGTCAGCGAGGTTGGCATCAAAGTCTTCGGCACGTGGCTCGGACTTGACCATCTCAACCACTACGCCATCCATGCCGATAGCAACGCTCTCCGGATCTTCAATCATGATCTCGATTGCGGGTTCTTCTGCCGCAAGAGCTTCAAGACCCATCGGAGCCTGCATTAAACTTTTATCGACGGCCATCTAAATTCTCCTAGTAATACCCTTCGTGCCTGTGGCTCTTGAACCATTTAGTCGGTTCTGGCTCATCATTTGGCAAACGAATAAACCCTCCCTGCCGGAATCGCAGGAGAGCTAGTGTTGTCGAGTCCACTAAGTCGTCATGAGTTCCAGCCGGAAAGTCGTTACACTCTTCGACTACTTCCCATGCCCAGCGACGGTCAGGCACCCATACAATGCCTGAAGAAAACAAGTCCGTCACGGCATTTACACGTGATATCTTATCCTGCCCCTTACCCGGCGTGAATTCTGATATCGGTACGCCCATCCGACGCATCTCCTGATACAGCGCCGCACCGTTGGATTTTTTCTCAACAATAAAGGTGTCCGGGTTCCACTCTTTGTACTCCTCCAACACCATCGCCTTTAGCTCTGGGAACTCCAGTCGTTGCTTGATCGAGTTCAGTAGGATGATGTTGTAGTTCTTGGTCTCCTCGTTGAAGAAGACCCCCCACGTAGTCAGGGCGTTGTAGTCCGAGCGGTTTGTTTTCTCTTGGGCGGCGTCAAGCGACATAATAATGTGCTCACAAGGTGGGGGGTTCTCTGGCTCCCAGACCTGCCACCACTCTCTTTTAATAAGAGCGCCTTCCTCCGAAGTCGGCTGCTGCATGTACTGGGCCTGCCAATACCGCACATCCATGCTGGCCTTTTTCGCCAGCAACTCGTCAATGCCCCAGAACTCAGGCCAGAGCGGTTTCTCATTTAATATGGCCGGGAACTCTACGACCTCCCACTGGTCTGCCCCGTCTTCGCGGGTCATGTGATCCACGATCTTGCCGGTCAGGTCCATCTTGCTCCATCGGGTCATCACCACGATGATCGCACCACCCGGCATTAGTCGTTGGACCGGTCCTGACTGGAACCACTCCCACGCTGGCTCGAATACGTCTGCACGACCCTGTTTAGCTTCTTGTTCAGAGTGAGGGTCATCAATAATAAAGAGGTCGGCACCGCGACCAGCAAGAGCACCGCCCACACCAATAGCGAAATACTCG